ATCTAACAGCGCCGTAAGGTTATTAAGCATTAGGCAATAGCCCCCACGACATACCAGTTATTTGCTGAAGTCTGGATTAGGGCGCATGACTTGTACTGGTTTAGGACTGGGCTTGCTGCTGTTGCTCCAGCAGATAGAACGGTTACGCCGACTGCGCCTGAAATCGTTACCGCTCCTGCGCCTTTGTTTAGGACTGTGATTACTGTTCCGACTGGGAAGGCTACGCTCGCGTTTGTAGGGATCGTCATGGTTGAAGCGCCTGCATTAGATCGGGTGACTAGCACCTGATACTGGTCGGTAAGGACAGGTGTGTAGGTAGTGCCTGTCTGATCGTTCAACGAGAACGACACTAAAGAATTGTACATGGCAGAACTAAGGACATCTCCAGTTGTTGATGGTAGACCTACGGGCATTTTATATCTCCTAATACGCCATTATGTTAGTGCCGATTATACCTGATATTGCCGATCCGATGATGAACCCTTCCACTATCGGTTCGAGTGTGGTCACAGTTACGCTCATGGCATTTGGCGTTATGTTCCATGAGAGTCCTTGCGCTTGCAAAGTCTTTACTATCGTTGAGCCGTCTGGCTGAACATTTGTAATCTTTAGATTTGAGAAGTAGTCCAGTCCAAGCATGGTGGCAGTAGGCACAGCTGGATCGAGTAGATCGACCGTCATGGCATCTATGCGGATCGTAGTCTCTTTGCGAGTTGCCACATAAATCTTTGCCACATTGAGCGCATCTGCATCAGTCTGGAGAACCAAGTTATTTTCGTTAATCTGGTGAGGAAAGTATTTGGCAATACTGGCTGAGTCCTCGGCTACTTGCTGAGTTCCGCCATAGCGAGTCATTCCTGCGCTGTTGATAATGAGTTTATCATCGAAGGCGAAGGTAAGATTTCGATAAGGGATACCTGTAGTTTGGTTAAACTCGATCGGTGTCTCACCGTATTTTTTAATTACATTTGTGCGGTTGATAAATACCGCTGTTCCCTCTGTGTCGATATAAAACGCGCCTTGCTCCGAAAACTCAGCGTTTTTAAGAGCATCTAGAGCTGTACGAGAAGTGCCAGGATCGGCTATGCAGGTGGTGTTACCTGTGTCGATCGTACGCATCGAAGTAGGAAATGAGACCTGATCCAGGATCTTGCCTATACGAGTGCCAGTATCTTGTCCAGCCGTAGCCCCTGCCACGCCCACGATACCTGCTTGCTGCATGAGTCTGAAAGCATCGGAGCAGGTGATATCGACATAACCAATATTCTCTGCTTGATCGTATGAATATTTATAATCGGTTGTATAACCTGAAAATAGGAAGTAACCCACTCCGCCTACGGTTGCCGATACGCGCAGCTTACGAAGCGGAGTAAGGAAACCATAATACGGAGAATTAACATTCTGAGGGTTCCAGGATCCATCTTCGTCATAGACTCGAACGGTGCAAGATCCTGCTTCGTAGGTATCGCGCATGATGTTACGCCCACGCTTAATAGTTATTTGACGCACATTAGGCGTTAGATCCACCGTAGGCTCTGGAGTAGTACTAGAAGCTAAAGTACCTGTGCCTAAGACTCCGTACTTGATATCGCCAATAGTAAATGGATAGCCGAAAGTAGCGCCGCTGGTAAAGTCGAAAGAGACCGCTATCTGTGCAGGTAAGGTCATGGCCCGAAAGAACCGCCTTGTCGGAAGATCGCAGAGAACTTAGCAGATAGTGAAGCATCCAGCAAAGTATCTCTTAGAACATCTTGCAGACTTTCCTGGGCAATAATTGAGCCAGCGTTTACATTTACTACGAAATCAACTCCTGCTGCACTCGTTTGTGTTGAACCGTTAGGCAGAGAATATTGAGTGCCAGTTACGCCATAACCTTCAGCCATAGAAGTAACAGGTGCAGGGCTTACTGTAGAGATGCGGCGTACCTGTGCCTCGATCATATCGAGATAAGACTTCCATGCTGTGAAAGGGTTCTTGGCATCTGGAAGGCTTGCTAGATAAGCAGCTAATTGCTGTGATAGCCCCTGAGACTTGGCAAGTTCTCCAGCGAGCTTAGATGCCTCGTTTGTATTGCCAGTAAGGATCGCTAGCTGAAGTTCTAAGCGTTTGCGTTCTTCGTTTGTTATATCGCCTTTAAGCGCGGCGATAATCTGAGCCTGTTGGATATCGAACAGAGTGCCAGCCTTTTGTAGAGCTGTCTGCTCTTTGATCGCTTTAGTCTGCTCTTTAGTGGTTTTGAGCAACGCGGTGCGGTTCTTAGCCGCAGCCTTTTCGGCTGCTGCCTTAACTAGTTCTGCTCTAATTGCTGGAGTAATTCCAGAAGTATCTTTACCGCGGTTCATCTCGGCTTCGCCTATTGCTTGAAAGGCTTTTAAGTCTCCGCGCGCTAGGGCTGCTAACTGACCAACACCTACACCGAAGCGGCGTACAAAGGTTGCAAGTGCTGTAGAAGTCTTTTCTATGATGTTTAAAGTGTTAGTAAGTCCACCTTCACCGCCGCCGCCAAGTGCTGCAAGTGCATCGAGTAAGCCACCACCGATAATCTCTTTAGCGTTGTTGGCTGCTACAGATAAGCGCTGAAGCGATCCTGCGTAAGTATCTACCGAAATTTGAGCCTGTCCGCCAAATAGATCGTTAATCCGCATTTGGACTTCTTCAAAAGACATAGCCTTTAGTTCAGCCTGAGTTAGCCCGATACCGTACTTAGCAAGTGCGCGAGTTTGTCCTACATAACCTTTACTCAAATCGCCTGCGACCGAAACCACATCAGCCCCACTAGCCGCTGATAAGTCTAACGCTGTGCGAAGCAAGGACTGGGCTTTAGTAACTGAGCCAGTAGTAGTTAATAAACGCTGAAAGGCTGGGCGCAGTTGGTCATCAAGTACACCAAATTGCTTTTCTAAATCTGCGATAAATGTACGAACGGAAGGATCTGCAAAGGCTAAGCCTAAGTTGTTCAAAGACTGAGTTAATACTCTGGCTGCTTTATCATCGGCTGCAAAGGCTTTAGCTGCATTGAAAGAAGAACGAGCCAAGCGCTGTGCTGTGAATAGCCCTAAATAAGACTTAGCAAGTGTTTTAACCTGGTTATTAAGTCCGACAGTTGCTTTAGCGGCATCTGCGAAGGCTTTTTTCCCAGAGAATACCGTAGCAATATCTACTTTTAAATCAGCCATTATTTACCATCTGTCCTTGCGTTGAACTCATTAGCAGAGTTTTGAATAGCCTTAGCAACTGCTCCTACTGCCTTCCCCTGATCTTCCGAGAAGGCTCTAAAGATTACGCGCCCAGTCATCTTGCGAGTAGCGCGACCTGCTTCACCTTGTTGGCGTGGTCGAGCGTTTACTAATTGACCAAGAGAGTTAGCGCGGTCGATGAATTGCTTACCAGCGTTAGGGTTAAGTGATTTATTCACCTTGTTAGATGTGTCGATGTAATTGCTATATTTGCCGCGAGTGGATGCCTGTGATGGCTGACCGCCTGGGTTCTTACGCCCTGCAGTCTCGTAGATGGCTCCACCAGCTGATTTATTGACTATGCGAGCAAGCGATACGAAGCCACGCTTATTAGGCTTAGAAGGGCTTGTGGAGTATTTAACCCCACGCTTGGCTTCTGTTTGATCGTACTTCGGAAACACGCGGTATTTAACCGTATCAGCCGAAGCAGTAGCCTTAGTCCAGCCAGATAACATTTGGCTATCTGCTGGCATATAACCACGAGCCTTATTAGTCATAGGCTTTAATACTGCAGTCATTTGCTTAGTAGTCTGCTTAGCTAGATCAGGTTCGAACTCTCTCAGGGCTTTGCGGAGTTTATCTGCGCCTTTTAGCTCGACTGGCATCCGCTTGCTCCTTTGCTCTATCCTTTAGGGCTTGTAATAAAGTCCTAAACATTGTGTGATCTAGTTCAATTAAAGTCTGTGGCGAGAGTCCTGTCTCTAGCGATAGTCTCGCTACGAGATAGGTGAAGGACTCTCGCGTTACTCCAAAGGGTCATCGTCAAGAACCTCAACTCGCGTTAAGGTTTCAAGGAATGACTCTCCGAAGGGTTTAACGGTCTCACCAGACCTACGGATCGCTTCCCAGCAAAGCCAGTAAACATCGCTCTGCTTTTCATCATCTCTAAAGGCTTTGTGAAAACCCTTCTTTGCATATTGCTCAAAGGCATACTCGATCGCTGGTGTGATCTGGTACTCGTTTACGCTTCCGTCAGCCCTTGTAACCTTTAGTTTTGCCATGCTTGCCCCTTAGTTAGTTATTACGCTGTTGTTACTGCAACAGTACCGTTTACTGTCCAGGTTACGCTCTGTGTGCCAAGATCGCCAACTGCGCCGTTAATATCGGTTAGGTTATTGACTAGGCAGGACATTGTATAAAGAGGGTTAGTCGCTGAGACTGCTGCTGAAGTCTGCTTTGCTGTGACTGTTACTGATGTTCCGTAAGCTGCTTGCAAAGTTGCTAGAACTTCGCCTGCTGCTGTGTCGTTTAGGAAATCGATAGTAACTGATGATGCTTCCAAGCCTTTAACGAACTTGTGACCTGTATCACCCATAGCGGTTACTTCGAGTTCATCAAAGGTACGGTTAATCGTGATGCTTGTAACATGATCTGAGAGATCCACCGAATTAACAGTAAGAACCACTCCATTGTTTAGAAATACTGCCATTTGGTTTATTCCTCGTCTTTCTTAGTTGCTGGTTTAGGTGCTGGTGCTGCTGGTGCTACCTGCCCGATTTTCTTCAGGAAGGCTGCGTTTTCTTTTTCCCATTCGGACATGGTTTAACTCCAACTCGTTAGGACTGAGACCTGCATTGAGCAAGTCAAGAGATCGCCTGATGCAGCATTTAGAACGCTAGGCGCGCTCACATCTCCTACATTATAGACGATAGAAGAAGCTGATAGCTTGTTAAACATGGCTACCAGCATTTCTTCAATTCCATTTAGATTACCTTCGTTATCGAGCAAAGGTACGAACACATTAAGATTAAAATTAGCGGTTGGCGCGATCGTGTTGTAACTGTTGTTGTTAGGGGTTACATAAGGATCAGCAGGGCTTACCACGATGCTGTTAGCGATAGGCGTAGCTGGCGGAAAAGAAAAGACTGACCATAAAGCGTTATCGACTAGCGATGCTGCAATAGTGGCGCCCT